CGCACTCCTTCGTTTTGTTATAAGCCGAAAGTACAGTTTTACCACCTGGATAACTCCAAAGGTGATGCAGCGAAGTTCTACGGACTGCGAAACGTGGAGGGGTATATTTTTACCTGTGATGATGATCTCATTTATCCCCCGGATTATGTCGAGACTATGACAAAAATGCTCCAAAAAAATGTAAATAGTGTCATTCTGACAAACCACGGGCGCACAATGCAGCCCAAACCCGTAGCCAATTCTTATACTTCCAGGAGGGCCTCCTATCACTGGAAGGATGAGCAGCCCGCATCTGTACGCTTGGATATTGGGGGTACGGGGGTAATGGCATGGCACTCCTGTAGCTTCTTTCCTGACTACAACCGTATAGACAAGGCTAATATGGCTGATATCTGGGTGGCTATGTTTGCACAGGAACAGAGCGTAGAAATATGGCTCAACCCTCATCGTGAATGTTGGCTTAAATATATGGAACCTAGTTGGACTATTTGGGATGTCCATTATCCAAATCCACAAGAGCAAACCGACCTGTATAATTCTTTTTAGTGTATAAATATACATTTTTCTTGTATATTATTTGCATAATCCAATTATTTTCGTTATATTACAGTAGACAGCTATTGTTTTTTGCGCAAAAACAGGGGGTTAATGTTATTTGAACTGAGTAGTAAGTTTCCATTTGTAAGTAGGATTTCAGGAGAACAAAGATCAGCTAAGATGCAGGGCATAAAAAGGCTCTGGGATGAGTGGCTGGGTGGTGGGGCAACTTCCGCAGGTGTAACGGTGACCAGTGAAACGGCACTGAAGCATTCCGCATATTGGCGGGCAGTAAATCTCCTGAGTTCACAGATTGCATCTTTCCCAATAGGCTTATTCAAGCGACTACCCAACGGCAACACAGAGGAAGTTTTCAAACATCCCGCCGTTAGGCTATTGACCCGGCAGCCAAATAACATCATGACACCCTTTATCTGGAAAGAATCTACCCAGGCAAATGCACTAACGCAGGGCAACGGATATTCATATATCAGAAGAGATAACGGGGGTAATCCACTTTCATTAATAATGCTGGATTCTAAGAACATGGACCCACGGGCTGAAGATAATGAGCTTATTTACGATTACGGGGGTGAGATCATTGCCCCCTACTTTGTTTTGCATATTCCGGGGATAAGCTTTGATGGTGTAAAAGGCAAGGCCGTTTTATCGGCTGCTACGGAGAGTTTGGGAGTTGGTTTGGCTATGCAGAAATATTCTGCTGATATGTTTAAGAACGGGGCCAAGCAAACGGGTGTTTTAACACATCCAATGCAATTAAGCCCGGAGGCTAGAGTAGGGCTAAGAACATCCTTCGATAAAAACATAAAGGGGCCGGATGGCGGGACAATGGTTCTTGATGAGGGCATGAAATGGCAGTCTACAGGCATCCCACCCGATCAGGCGCAACTATTACAGAGCAAGCAGTTTTCAGTACAGGAGATGGCGCGGTGGTTTGGTATTCCTCCATTCTTACTTTTTGAGGAAAGCAGGAGTACGTTTTCCAATATCTCAGATCAGGGGCTGGCTTTTATTATATACACTCTGACACAGTGGGTTGAACGCTGGGAGGCAGAACTGGAGGCCAAACTATTAACGGAAGTGGAAAGGGATGACCATTTCTTTAAGTTCAATATGGGATCTCTGATGAGGGGCAACCCCAAAGATAGGGCAGAATATTACGCTAAGATGGCCGAATATGGTTTCATGACCATTAATGAGGTACGCAGGAAAGAAGATTTAAACAGTATAGAGGGCGGCGATGAACATCTGGTGCAGGTGAACAGAACGTCATTAAATAAATTAAGCGATGGAACAGAAGGAAATGAAATACCGCCAGGGGCAAGTTAGAGAGTTCCTGGATGAGAGCAGAGCGGTGGAGTTCACTATAAGTGACGAATCAAAAGATAGACATAGTTCTGTCATTCCTAATACAGCCTGGGAGTTAGATTCTTTCCGTGGTAATCCTATAGCCGGGTGGGCACATTCCGTCTATGGTGGCCGGGACTGGAACCCGGATAACTTCATAGGGCGGTGGGATAATATACGCTCTGAAGGTGGTTCGCTTGTCGCTGAACTGGTTTTCGAGGATAAGGAAACCAACCCCCTGGCTGAGAAGTTATACAGAAAAGTTAAAAACGGAACCCTGAACGCGGTAAGCGTTGGATTCCTGCCTCTTGGCGGGCATTATGGAGAGGAAGAAGAGGCGAGGGGAGGCAAAAACGAAACCTATTTCTACGATAAAGTAGAATTGATTGAGGCTTCGTTAGTCGGTATTCCTTCAAATAAGAACGCCCGCCGGAAGGCTTTAGAGAATGATGATATACCCGAATTGATAACAGATTTAGTCAATGAGGCACTTGGAGACAAGTTAAAGGAAGAGGAAATTGAGAGGCTGACATTAAAGGGGCTTTTCACTATCCTTCGCGGAGGGGATGCACCCGAAGTGGAGGAAGCCGAAACGGGTGAGAAAGTAGATACTGATGCCCGCGATAAGCATATAAAACAAGTAGAAGCTATTAATAATTATTTAAAAAAAGTACAAGAATATGACACTGAAAGAGAAATTCGAGCATAAAGGAAGGTTGCTCGAATCACTAAAAGAGGCTGTCAATGCAAAGGATTTCGATCAGGAAAAGGTAGATACCATCAATAATGATATTACCAAGACTGAGAAAGAAATCAAGAGCATTGAGAAGGCCAATGAATTTCTAGCCCAAAAGACGGAGATCAATGGAGAGATGAAGCAGGAAGCTCCGACTTTTTGGAATAGCCTGGAAACTTTTTTCCGCACCGGTGAAAACGGTGTAAAGGATCGTAAGGGGCCAGGGAGTTCTTTTGAACTGAGAGCCGACCAGTTGGGACGGGTGACCGCCAATAAAGGGGGCAGTTTAGTTCCCGCACTTCTGGGGCAATACATTGACGCTGCACGGGCGCACATCGGAGGTATGGTAACTCCTGGTTTTTGTGATTGGCAGAGAGTAGGAACAGGAAATACACAGACATACGCGACTCTTGATGATACGGCTACTAAGGCCGCTATTGTTTCAGAGGCAGGAAGTCTGACTACGGGTACTGATGTTACATACGGAACTGCTGTGCTGACTTTTTACAAGTGGGCAACAAGTTTTCTGAATGTTTCTAATGAACTGTTACAGGACTCCGTCTATGATGTAGCTGGTCATGTGATCGGTTTGCTGATGGAAAGAATGTACAGAGGGTTGAACTATCATTTTACCTTGGGTACTGGATCGGCAATGCCTTACGGTATCCACAACCTGTCTACCAAAGGAGAGGACGGCCCGAGTAGGACTATTGCACAGGCCGACTTGTCCAACCTTGTTTATTCTGTAAACAGGGCTTACAGGTCTGGTGGAACATGGATGATGAACGATACCACTGTGGGAATGATTCGGGCGTTGAGCTTTGGTTCTGCCGATGACAGGCCACTGTGGACAGAGAGCCTTCAGGCCGGTGAGCCGGACAAACTGATGGGCTATCCCGTTGTTGTCAATCCTAACTGCGATGACTATGAACCATACAACTTCCCTATTTTCTTTGGAGACTTCAAAAACTACAAAGTGCTTGAGGTAGCTAATGGCATGACTATACGTAGGGTTGATGAACTGTTCGCAGGAACCGATGAGGTAGGCTTTAACATTATGGGACGCTGGGCAGGAAACCTGGTTTCCGGTGGAGCACCCATTAAGCACATACGCGCAATATCTACCTAAGATGAAAGTACGGATGCTAACAGGTGTATCCGGCAAAGGCTTTGTCTACCAGGCAGGGGGGATCTATGATCTCCCCCCTGGTGAGGCAGAGGGATATATACGATGGAAACGCGCTGAACTGGTTGAAGAACCCAAGCAGCGCAAGGTAGTGGTGCAGAAGGTTAGGAAAACATCTAAGCGACCTATATATAAAAAATGAGCTTCCAGTTAATAACAGGACAGACCGAGTGGGCAGTAGAACTTCCTGAAGTTAAAAAGCATTTACGCGAAGATGGAACCGCTGACGATGCTTATATACAGGAGTTAATTTACTCTGTTCAGGATCAGATAAAAGGGGACTACGGACTTTATCTTAACGAAGAGACGTATGACCTTTTACTTGATGATTTCCCTGAGCAGATACTACTCTGGTTAAGTCCTATTAGCTCCATTACCTCTGTGAAATATACAGATGATGATAGTGCTACACAAACGGTTACTTCTACAAATTACAGCACCGATCTGTTTAGTGTACCCGCGAGGATAGCCCCCGTTGATGGATATTCATGGCCCATCCCCAGGGACACCTTAAATGCTGTCCAGGTGCGTTTTGTTACGGGGTACACATCCCCGGCTGTTATCCCTGCTGATATTAAACAAGCGATGTATCTCATCATAAATGACCGATGGGATAACCGCGAAGATAAGGGGCGTAGGTTCCCCCGTATAAGCGAACTTATTTTAAATAAGTATAAATATATATAATGTGGCTAAGGCTCAGGTTCAAATAATAGGCATTGAGCAGTTAGAGAATGTTTTAAATGGATTACCGAAACGGCTCAATAAAAAACTCCTGGGGCAAGCATGTAGGGCGGTTGCAAAATATACCCTTAATGATGCCAGGCGTAATGTACAGCCGTATTCAAGTTTTGCACCCAAGCAAGTAAAGATTTGGGCATTGACACGGAGCCGAAGAGGCGGTGTATGGGTAGGATGGAATACAAAGCAGGCAGATAAGGACTATAAAGAACACCAAAGCGATAGGTCTAAAGCTATGTGGGCATTGAAAAGCGGTATGTGGTTAGAGTATGGATCAAGTGGAATAGGTCGAACAGGTAGATGGAAAGGGATAGATTTTAAAAGAGCAATACAGCCGGTTGGCTGGTTTCGTAGGGCGGTAGATACAAATATTGGCGCAACAGAAAGAGATTTTAAAGGCATTTTACATAAAAAGATAAATTCATTTCTTAGTAAGTGGATAACAAAACATGGTTGGTAGTGCAATAAAGAGCATATTATCAGGAGTAACGCAGTATGTTGGCGGCGGAAGGATACCTGCTAACAGGGGATCTCAGTGGATAATCTATAATATAATATCATCCCTGCCACACAACACCAAAGATGG